CATTAGAGGCAGCAGAAGCTAACCGTACTAGGTATTCGCATTGGGCAGTAATGAATCGAGTTAGGTGGCACACTGATATAGAAACTACCGGTAAAAAGTTCAAAATATCAAACGACCACATTGCGTTTTACGCTAGAGCGTTTTGCGCTAAACACCCGCAATATAGAAACTTTTTTAAGTTAAAAGCGCTTAAAGAAGAGCAACAACTCCGCAGACTAAGAGCCACAGGCGAGATATAACAGATGCAAATAATAGATAACAGAGGCTTGCTTCTGAGGCTTCGTAATCCCGCTAAAATCACAACGGCAATACCAACAAGTAAGGCAGTAGGTGAGCACGAAGTACTAGTTAAGTGGGGCGTAGACGAAGCGCGCGTACTTAGGAACTTAAACGTAAAGGACGTACCCTCACCTATTCTGGGTATGTACGACTGGCCCGGACGGTATACACCTTTCGATCACCAAAAGACCACTGCTTCTTTTCTTACTATGAACCCACGCGCCTTTTGCTTTAACGAGCAGGGCACAGGCAAAACAGCTTCTGCTATATGGGCGGCTGACTTCCTGATGAAGCAAGGCAAGATAAAGCGCGCGCTAATTATATGCCCCCTGTCCATTATGGACTCGGCATGGCGGGCTGACCTGTTTAGTTTTGCAATGCACCGCACAGTGGACATAGCCCACGGAGCTAAAAAGAAGCGCCAAGAAATAATTGCCAGTGACGCGGAGTTCGTCATCATTAACTACGACGGTGTAGAGATAGTGAAAGACGACATAGCTAACGGTGGGTTCGACCTGATTATTGTGGACGAGGCAACACACTACAAGAACGCGCAATCCAAACGGTGGAAAGTACTCGCTAGCATAATGAACGGTAAAACTTGGCTATGGATGATGACGGGTACTCCTGCCGCACAGTCACCAGTTGACGCATACGGCTTAGCCAAACTAGTTAATCCCAAAGAAGTGCCTAGGTTTTTCGGGGCGTTTCGTGAGTTAGTCATGCACAAGGTGACGCAGTTTAAGTGGGCGCCGAAACCCAACGCTAACGATATAGTCTATAACTGCTTACAACCTGCAATACGTTTCACTAAAGAACAATGTCTCGACCTACCAGAGATGACCTACGTAAAGCGCGAAGTAGAGTTGACGGCGCAGCAAAAGAAGTACTACGAACTACTACGCAAGCAAATGATGACCACTGCTGCGGGCGAACAAATTACTGCGGCTAACGCAGCGGTTGCCATGAACAAGCTATTGCAGATTTCATGTGGTGCGGTCTATAGCGATACTGGAGAGACGGTGGAGTTCGATGTTAAGAACCGGTACAAAGTACTGCGTGAAGTTATCGACGAGTCTAGCCAGAAAGTTCTTATCTTTGTCCCGTTCAAGCATGTTATTGGAATACTTAAAGAAAAGCTGAATAAAGAAGGTATTACCAACGACGTGATAAACGGAGATGTAAGTGCAAACAAACGCACCGCTATCTTTAAAGCGTTCCAAGAAACAGACAACCCCCGCGTACTTATTATACAACCGCAAGCTGCTGCGCATGGCGTGACTCTTACTGCGGCGAATACAATCGTATGGTGGGGACCAACTTCTTCTCTCGAAACTTACGCGCAAGCTAATGCTCGTGTGCATCGCTCGGGACAGAAGCACCCAAGTACTGTAGTACAACTGCAAGGATCGCCCGTTGAGAAACGGCTGTACAAAATGTTAGACGAACGAATTAATGTTCATACTAAGATGATAGATTTATACCAAGATATACTTGAACTATAATTCAAACTGCAATATAAAACGTAACAAAAAAGGAACTATGAATCATGACAGACGCTGTTGTGACGGACCTCGACCGCCTCGTTTCTGTATACATTAAGATTCGAGATAAGAAAAACGAGTTAGCTGCTACGTTTGCTGAGCAAGAGAAAGAACTTGAAGGCAAACTAGATAAGGTAAAGCAAGCTCTACTAGAACATTGCAAGGCCACTGGGACTGAGTCTGTAAAGACCGCTTCTGGTACGTTCTGGCGCACCCAGAGAAAGCGTTTCTGGACTAGCGACTGGGAAGCAATGAACCGATTCATCGTAGAAAACGAAGCGGTGGATTTATTGGAGAAACGAATTCATCAAGGCAACATGAAAGAGTTTCTCGAAGAGAACCCTGACGTATTACCGCCGGGGTTAAACGCAGACAGTGAGTATTCTATTACTGTACGGAGGAAGAAATGAGTGGAATAGAAAGTTACGTCCCTGTTGAGGATGTCGCCGACCACCTTTCTGTAAAAGTAAGCACGATTAGGCAATGGGTGAATAAGGGCTTTATACCAAAAAGTACTTATATAAAAGTGGGTTACACATACCGCTTTAGTTTACCCGCTGTTATCGAAGCGCTGAAACAGGAGGAGGCGGTAGAAGAACAAGAAGGCCAAATTACAGAACAACTAGAACTGGATTTTAACGAGGAGCAAGACCTATGAGCGAATTAGCTTTGTTTGACAACATGCCACAAGAGTACAAAGACTTACTGGCACAACTAGAGCCTGATAAGAACGCATCCGGTGGCGGCGCTAAGGGCGGTACTAACCGTCTCAGTATCCGTGGTGGTGTATTCCGCAAGGTGGTAAACGGGCAGGAAGTGGGCGAACTCGATGGGCGCTCTATTAACATAGTAATCGTTAAGACCTCACCTGTATCACGCATGTTTTACGAGGGGCAGTACGTAGCAGGACAAGCTACCGCACCTTCTTGTTGGTCTGCTGATTCTGGTAGTGGTAAGCCATCGCAAGACGTGCCAAGTGATACACGCCAATCAGTATCGTGTTTTGATTGCCCTAAGAACATAAAAGGTTCAGGTCAAGGCCAGTCACGTGCGTGTCGTTTCCAACAACGTGTTGCAATAATGCTAGCTGATGCAGAAGGCAAGCTGCGCTCTAATGCGGTGTACCAACTGTCTCTCCCCGCTACTAGTGTGTTCGGTGATGATAAGAAGAAGATGGGCCTACAGTCTTACGCCCGTTTGATCGACGCGCAGAACGTACCACTAGCGTCCATTATGACCGAGCTTCGTTTTGATACTGATAGTTCTACTCCTAAGCTGTTGTTTAAGCCGGTAAGAATACTGGATAAAGACGAGCTACGCATGTCGGTAGACGCTCAGAAGGACGAAGGTACATTAAAGTTAGTTACGCTATCTATAAAACCTAAACAAGAGACTAGCGTTCCACAACTAACTAATGATACAGTCCCAAGCCCTACCCCAGAAAAGACTTCGCTGTTTGAAAGCAACGACGAGGACGAAGCTGAGGAAGAAGTGGAAGAACCCAAAGTTAAGGTGTCTAAGAAGAAAAAAGACGCACCGGCACCTGACGTTGATTTAGCTTCTTTGCTAGATGAGTTCGATGACTAATAAAAAGCGGGTGCCTTCGGGCACCCGTAACCTCCCTACTAAATGGACTAGAAGATGGACACCAAACAGTTTTTGAGTACGGTGTTGAGTGAAAATGGTTATTACTGCGTAGCAGGTTTAAAAGACGGCAAGATGGTACGTAAGTCCTTTGAGACTTTAGATGCTATCGTAGATGTCGCAAACAATTTTGATGTAGAAGAGCGGGACGCGTACTTTGCACCTGCTTCATTTGTTGACGGTGCTAGCACCAAAGGCGAAAACATACACCAGATAAAGTCGCTTTTCTTAGATTTAGATTGCGGCACAGGCAAGCCATACCCTACGCAAACCGAAGCACTAGCAGCACTAAGAGATTTCTATAAAGCCCACAAGCTACCTCGACCTTTGATTGTTAACTCAGGGCGCGGACTGCATGTGTACTGGCGGCTAGATAAACCTTACCCGCGTGAGGAGTGGCTACCTGTTGCTTCTGCGCTCAAGGCAGCATGCCTACAGAACGGGCTTGATATAGACCCTGCGGTAACAAGTGACGCTGCGCGTCTACTACGCATACCGAACACGCGTAACTTTAAGAACGGCAACCCAATGCCCGTACGAGTTATGTTGGAGTCGGACACGGTGACATCCTTAGAAGATTTTGCCGCTAAGCTCCCTACAGACTTGATACCAGTTCTCTCCCCCCGAGAATACTCCAGTGCCGACAAGGCCGATATGGACAACGCAAAGGGTAACGAGAATAAGTACACGTACAAGTTTGCAAACATTCTAATGAAGACTGCTCAAGGTAGTGGCTGCGCGCACATAGACAAAGCCATACGCAAGCCAGACGAACTTAGTTATCCAGAGTGGACGCACGCACTATCTATAGCCAAACGCTGTGACACGGACGGTGTGGTTGGTTTACCTGCTATCCATTTAATATCAAAGGGTTACAGCGAGTACAGTGCTGACGAGACGGAAAAGATAGCGTCGTCTATTGAGTTTCCGCACCTGTGTACTACGTTCGATAGTGATTGCCCCGGCCTATGTGAAGGGTGTCCTAACAACGGTAAGATCAAAAGCCCTATCACGCTATGCCGAGAACTTAAGCTAGCGGAGAGTGACGAGGTAGAAGTACAGGGTTACGCAGAGGTAGAGGAAGACGACGGCTTCTACGACGAGAGGGCTGACGAGGCTCCCGTTGAATCCCCCGATGCCGAAAGTAAAGACGTACAGGAAGCTAAGCCCAAGAAAGAATCTGTACTAGAAAAGATAAAGATACCTACCTACCAAGACAAGTATGTACGACCGGAAGGTGGTGGGGTAGCTAAGGTAATGCACGACAAGGAAGGTAACCGCGAAGAAATAATAATATGTCCTGACAATCTGTATGTTAAGAAGCGGATGTTGGACATAGACGGCCCTTGCTACGAGATAGCCCACACAAGCGATTACGAGGGCGAACGTACGTTTGTCGCCTCACAAAAAGACCTGATGTCTACTGAATCGTTTCGGGCTACGTTGAACTCAAACGATGTGTTGGTACTACCTAGTACCCAGAAGGAACTTATGGAATATATAGGCGCTTGGATAACTAAACTTAAACCCGAAGGCCCGCCGATTAAAGTTAAGTCTCAGTTCGGATGGACGGAGAACGGCAAGTCTTTTGTGGTAGGGGATAAAGAAATATTTGCTAATCGCATAGAGCATAACCCCGCAGGGTCGCGCACCGCTCAGTATGTGTCTATGTTCGATAAGAAGGGCACGTTAGAGCAGTGGAAGGACCTCGCTA